GGAAGAGATGCTTTAACGGAGAAGATCAAATTAGGTGTTGACACCTTTGAGGAGTATAAGTATATAATAGGGCAAATCAGGTCCAATGAGGATCTGCACAGGGACTTAACAGACCTGCTAAAGAAACAGGAGCCAAATGAAGACGAAGACAGCTGAAGTTAATAAGCATGAACCTGCTTTATTAAATGCATATAAATCACAAGAAGAAGTAAAAAAATTATTCTTAGATCCAACGTCTATTGATAAATCTTCCCTAGAGAGATTGCCAGAGCCGACTGGATATAGATTATTAGTTTTACCATACAGTGGTCCTAAAAAAACTAGGGGTGGTGTTATTCTTTCTGATCAAACAGCAGAAACCATACAGATGACAACAGTGTGTGCGTATGTTTTAAAACTTGGTCCATTAGCATACCAGGATAAGGATAAGTTTCCAACTGGTGCGTGGTGCAAGAAGGGTGATTGGATTATCTTCGGCAGATACGCTGGTTCTCGTTTTAAAATAGAAGGAGCTGAAGTCCGAATATTAAACGATGATGAGATCATCGCAACAATCAGTAATCCTGAGGATATACTGCATTTATATTAGGAGGACAAATGGCAGAAATAAGTAAAAATGATGTTGAAGTTGATTTAGACACAGATGATGTAAAATCAGAAACCATTGATGTAGAGCCTGCAAAAATGGAGACAGAATCTAAAGATGTTAATCTTCAAAAAGAACAGATTGAACAAGAAGGTTCTGAAATTATTAGAGATAAAACACCAATTGACGTTGTTGAAGACAAACAAAAACAAGATGATGGTTTTGATCTAACAAAAGCATCAGATAGTGTTCAAAAAAGAATTAATCAATTAACTAAGGCTAGAAGAGAAGCTGATAGAAGAGCTGAGGCAGCATTACAATATGCACAAGGTTTAAAATCAGAGGTAACAAAATTTCAGAGTCAGTATCCTAAAATGGAAGAAAACTACCTGAATGAGTTTGAAAAAAGATTAGTTAATGATGAGACTACTGCAAATACTTTGTTACAAAGAGCTATTGAAAATCAAGACGCAAAATCAATTGTTGAGGCAAATCAAAAGCTAACACAAGTTGCTATTGAGAAAGAAAGATTAGCACAAACAAAGTTTGTTAAGGAACAAGAGTCAAAAAAACCGGATGACTCTATGGTTCCACCTGAGACTCAAACACCTCAGAATCAAGCAATACCAAGTTATAAAGCACAAAAATGGGTGGACGAAAACTCTTGGTTCAATGATGACCCAGTCATGCATAATGCTGCAATGGCGATTCATGAAAATTTGATAAGAAGTGGGGTTGAAGGAGACTCAGATGAGTATTATAATGAATTGGACAAACAAATAAGAGGATATTTTCCTCAAAAGTTTGGTCAAAATCAGGCGCAAAGGAGACCCGTCCAAACCGTTGCACCTGCAGTGCGTAACCAAAGTGGACGCAAGACTGTGAGACTCACCAAATCACAGGTAGCGATAGCTAAAAAATTAGGGGTGCCACTAGAGGAATACGCGAAATACGTTAAATAGGAGAAAATATGGAAAAAGATAAAAATAAAACGTCATCGCGCGAGTCTGAAATGCGATCTAAAACAAAAAGAAAAACAGATTGGGCTCCTCCATCAAGTTTAGATGCTCCACCTGCTCCTCAGGGAATGGTTCAGAGATGGATTAGAGCAGAGACCATGGGTTTCATGGATTCTGCAAACGTCTCTAAAGCATTGAGGGAAGGTTGGGAATTTGTGAGAGCAGAGACCGTTCTCAAAGAGATAGGTCCTCACGATTATCCAACGATTCAGGAAGGTAAACACCAAGGGATCATCGGGGTTGGTGGCCATTTGCTTGCAAGGATACCGGAAGAGGTCATGCAATCGCGGAAAGAATACTTCGAGACTAAAACTCGCGAACAAATACAAGCGGTTGATAATGATCTTATGAAGGAGCAGCGTCCTGAGATGCCTATCAATATTGAAAGGCAATCAAGGGTAACCTTTGGTGGTGGTTCAAAAAAATAATTTTTTTGTTATCACTACAAAGATAAAACTAACAACTAACTAAGTAGAGGACTAAAAACGATGGCAAACGACACTGGCAATTTCGGTTTGAGACCTGCTAGACAGTTAGATGGAACTCCGTACAATGGAGCACAAAACAGATATCGTATTCTTAAAAATTATGGGACTGCGATATTTCAGGGTGATTTAGTTAAAACGAAGGCTGACGGTACAATCGAAAGAGCTGGAGCAACTGATAACCCATTAGTTGGTGTTTTCAACGGAGTGTTCTACACTGATCCGACAACTCAAAAACCGACATTTAAGAACTTCTATCCAGGCTCGATTTCTGCGAATGACATTGTGGCTCAAGTTATTGACGGTCCAGACGTTGTGTTTGAAATTAATGCAGACGCAACATTTACAGTATCTCACTTGTTTGCAAACTATAAAACGAATGCAACAACTGGTGATACTTTATCTGGTCAATCAAGAGTGAGTCTCGATGTGGCTACTGCTGATTCATCTTCAACTTTCCAATTGAAAGCTGTTGATATTTCACAGGATCCTTCAAACTCAGACATTGCGGCCGCTTCAGGCGTAGACGTTCTAGTAATAATCAATGAGCACTCGTACAAGTCTGGTACTGTAGGTCAATCGTAATAGGAGTATATAGATTATGGCAATATCAAGAGCACAGCTAGTTAAAGAACTAGAGCCTGGTCTGAATGCACTATTCGGACTAGAGTATGACAGATACGAAAACGAGACTGCTGAAATCTTCACACAAGAGACATCAGATAGAGCTTTTGAAGAAGAAGTAATGCTTTCAGGATTTGGTAGCGCAAGCACCAAAGCTGAGGGTGCATCGGTTGTATTCGATGATGCGAAAGAAGTATTCACATCAAGATATACACACCAAACTGTTGCACTAGCATTTGCAATTACTGAAGAAGCAATTGAAGATAACTTGTATGACAGACTCGGTAATCGTTACGCAAGAGCGTTGGCGAGATCCATGGCAAATACCAAACAAGTGAAGGGTGCAGAAATTCTTAATAATGCATTCAGCACTTCACAGTTAGGTGGAGACGGTAAGCCTTTATGTGCTACCGATCACCCAACTATTTCTGGTAATAGCTTGGTGAACACGTTTTCAACACAAGCGGACTTAAGCGAAACTTCATTAGAGGATGCATTAATTAAAATTGCTGCATTTATCGATGAAAGAGGCTTAAGAATAGCGATGCAAGGTAGAAAACTAATAATTCCAAAAGAATTACAGTTTACTGCTGAAAGAATCCTAAAATCGCCGCTAAGAGTTGGAACTGCTGACAATGACATAAACGCTATTAATAACATGAATATGATTCCAGAAGGCTACAGAGTAAATCACTTCTTAAATGACGTGAACGCTTTCTTTATCATCACTGATGCACCTAATGGCTTTAAACATTTCGTCAGATCACCACTAAGAACTGCGATGGAAGGTGACTTTGATACTGGTAATGTCAGATACAAAGCTAGAGAGAGATATTCTTTTGGATTCTCAGACCCTAGATGTGTATTTGGTTCATCAGGATCAACGTAAGCCGATTAATCAAGCTTAAAAAGATAAGAGGGGGCGGAGTATTTACTTCGCCCCTTTTTTTATGTATATTCAAAACACTATACAATTAATCAGAACATAGACGCGTATAGTCGACGGCCTAGAGACTATGTTCGTAAAACTAGGAGGATAATTATGGCAAATACTACTTTTAATGGACCGGTGCGATCCGAAAATGGATTCATTGGAGCTACTAAAAATCAATCAACTGGTGTTTTTACAAACAATTTTCAAATAAATGCATCAGGTGATTACGTGGGTACAAAACTTCAAGGTCAAGACATTGTTGCAACTGCGCAAGTAAATGCAACTGCTGGAACTAATGAAGTTACTTATGCACAACCTGCAAGATCAATTATTACAAGCATACAACTTGTTTGCACATCTGCACCAACTGTTGCTTCAGGTGATATTGGTTTTAAAGTTGGAACCGCTACTGGTGGCGCACAATTAGTTGCTGCTGATACGGATGGACTTTTAGATGGCGGTACAACAATCGCAGAGGGAGCTCATTATACATTTACTCTTTTAGATACTACCGTTGGTGCTTCACCAGGTTTATCTCCAAGAGTTAATACTTCAATCAATGCAACAAGAGATATATTCTTACAGATCACTAATACTACGACTGCATCTGCTCAAGGATTATTTACTTGGATTATTGCTTATAAATTATACGGTTAATATTTAACTTGGTGCTCCTTCGGGAGCACCTATAACAGGAGGACTTATGTCAGCAAATATTTTCGGATCAGCAGAAGATATATCGTCTACAAACACAACTAGCGAAGCTAGTACCATTAGATCTGGTAGAACAAGAGTTTTTGGAGTTTATTTAGACAGTGGTACTACATCTGGTGACTTTCATCTTAGAGATGGCGGATCTGGTGGGACCTTAAAATTCAAAGTAAAAACACCTGCAGCTGTTGGTGGTTTAACAATAAATTTTCCAGGACCTATTCTTTTTGAAACTGATGTACATGCTAGTTTTACTACAGAACATGTAAAAGCAGCTACTGTATTTCATAGTAAATAAGGAGGCACAATGAAAAAACTTTGGAAGAAGTTTATTGATTGGTTATTTTCGTGAGTGATTTAGAGTGTCAAAAATGTTATCATCCATGTCACTGTGGAGAAGATAATGATTTACATGCCGATGAATATGGGATTTGTACATGTGAGGGATGTGAATGCAAAAAGAAAGATGTAGAGGATGACTAAAAAACCACTCAACATATCTGAAGAGGCAGCCGTGCAAATGCCTATGAAGACGGTTGCTAGTTTGATAATTATCGTAGCACTCGGCACCATGGGATATTTTCAAATTATAGAACGCTTAAATGTTGCAGATACTCGTATACAGATAATGGAGAAAGATCTTGAAGAGAATACAGAGTTTAGAATCAAATGGCCACGTGGGCAACTGGGTTCATTACCCGCTGATTCTGAACAATTCATGATGATCGAAGATCTTTATAAGACCACCGATAAATTAAATAAACATATTGAAAACATGGCTTTAAATAAAGTCC